CAAGATTGCGACAGAGTTTGGCGTGCATAGCACCACCATCAACAACATCAAGTTCGGCAGGACTTGGAAGAGTGTTGCGCTCCAGCAGACCGCCGAGTTGGTGGGCTGAGCGTGACGATTCTCCCTGACGTGGAGATCTTGACCCTGGTTCGCCGGGGTCTTGTAACTCCTTTTGATCATGAGCTGGTGAATCCGGCGAGTCTTGACGTGAGACTTGGCGAGAATTTGCTGGTAGAGGTTCCTGAAGTACCGGCGTTACTTCCTTTTAGCATTGCTCGCCACACGCAGGAAAAGCCGTTTTTGCTCGGGCCGCATGACTTTGTGCTGGCTGAGACGCTGGAGGAGTTTTATCTGCCTGACTGTATTGCTGGGCAGCTGACGCTTAAGTCAAGTCGTGCCAGGGAGGGAATTGAGCATTTGCTGGCGGGGTATGTCGATCCTGGTTACAAGGGGCGGCTGACCTTGGAGCTGCAGAATGCGCGGACTATGCACCCGGTTCCGCTTTGGCCGGGGATGCGGATAGCTCAGCTGGTGTTCCACAAGCTGTCGATGTTGCCGAGTAAGGATTACTCGATGACGGGGCGGTATTACGGCGACAAAACTGTGCAGGGATCGAAAGGATGAGTGACCCCGTAAACCATCCGACTCATTACACCAGTGGCCAAGTCGAGGTCATTGATGTAATTGAGGATTGGGTGAGGTCGGCTCCAGATGCTGTGGTTGGTGGGCTGCAGTGGCAGGTCATTAAGTACGTCAGCAGGGCGTGGCTTAAGAAGGATCCGCTGGAGGATTTTATGAAAGCTCGCTGGTATTTGAACCGGCTGATTAACAAACTTGCTTGTGCTCCTTACAAAGACTGATGACTGTTTCTTTTGTGCATTGCACGCCTGATGCGGAGCGGCTGATTGTTCGCATGGCCAGGGTATCTAATCCTGAGAATGCGGACAACGACAAGACCGCTCCAAAGCTGTTGCGGTATTTGATTAAGCACGAGCACTGGAGCCCGTTTGAGATGGCTTCGATGTGCGTGCAGATTGAGACTGAGCGCGACATTGCTGCCCAGATCTTGCGGCACAGGTCGTTCTCGTTCCAGGAGTTTTCGACTCGTTACGCGCAGACTTCACCGGCAGAGATCCCGCACCAGCGGCTGCAGGATGTCACGAATCGGCAGAACAGTGTTGATGGTGTAGATCCTCTGCGTCAGCAGCAGTGGGCGCACACGATTGGGGAAGTTTTGTCGGACAGCTATCGGGTGTACCAGATGCTGTTGGATGCTGGTATGGCTAAGGAGACGGCACGTAGAGTTCTGCCGCTATGTACGCCAACCACGATGTACATGCACGGTACTTTGCGTAGCTGGATCCACTACATCCAACTGCGGAGTGCAAACGGGACGCAACTGGAGCACCAGCAGATTGCCCTGGAGTGTCAGCGGATTTTTGCGGGGCAATTTCCTGTTATTGCGGAGGCTGTGTTCGATGCAGTGTCCTGAGTGCGGGTCGTCAAGGCTGGGTGTGTATCGCACCTGTCATGACACGACCGAATCGGTATTACGCCAGCGCAAGTGTGCTGTTTGCGGGCACAAATTTTTCACAGTAGAAGTGGAACTGCCTGACGGGGCTGCCAAGCACGCTCGGGACAAGCAAGAAAAATTGCAGCGGCTACCTGGATTTCTACGCGTTGGTTTTTCCTAATGGGTGCATCTAAGAACAGCAGGTTGTGTGCTACCTGCAGCAAGCCCATAACGGGCGCTCTTTACTGCTTTAAGTGTTATCGCTCCAGCGAAGCCGGTAGGGCGGAGTTACGCTTGGAGGCCATGCTCAACAGCTACAAGCGGTGTGAGGATGGCGGGTTGTGCCGGCAATGCGTGCATTGGTACCACCGTTGCACGCTGGGAATTCCTGAGGCTGGCACGGTGATGGCGGAGTTGTGCTCGGCGCGGGAGGTTGACAGTGTGCTAGAGTGACACAGTACACGCTCTACCAGGCATGGAAATTCTCTTTGGCATTGAGCACCTTCCGACTTTGGAGGGTGCGACCACTGTTGCATTTGAGACCACCGGGCTCCAGCCGACTTTTGGAGGGCTGCGGCTGCTCCAGTTGGCGACGTATGGGAAGACGCCGGTGGTCATCGACTGTTTTCAGCTAGACGACAACGATTGGATTGACCTGGAGGAGTTCTTCAGTGTTGAGCGCCGGTGGATCGCGCACAACGCTGTTTTTGATCTCGGGTGGCTCCAGGAGTATGAGATTTATCCGGCGGGCACGGTTCTTTGCACCATGCTGGCTAGCCGGGTGCTGACTAACGGGATGCCCAACCTCAAGCATGGTCTGCAGCATGTGGTGCGGCGGTATCTGAAGCTGGACATCTCGAAGGAACAGCAGCGCAGCGACTGGTCGGGTGATCTGACTAGGGATCAGATGGAGTATGCCGCCAATGACGTGGTGGTTCTAACCGCATTGGAGCGGGAGATTGCTGAGCGGATGGCGATTGGGGGGCTGTACCCTGCGTGGTATCTGGAGTGCAATGCGCTCCAGGCGATGGCGCAGCTGTGGAGGACCGGGCTGCCGTTCAACAAAAAAGCGTTGGAGCAGTTGATCGAGGATCTGGACATCGAGCATAAGGAAGTGGGGGATAAGTTCATCGAGGATTTTGATGCCGCGTTGCCTAAGAACTTCAAACTGCACCGGGGGATTGACGGGCGACTGAAGTTCCAGACAAAGCCAGGGCCGAAGGGTAAAAGACCGGATCCTCAGGTGTTCAACCTCAACAGTCCGGCGCAGTTGCTGGCCAAGTTTTCTGCTTTGCTGGGGCAGGTGCCAGTCGATCCAAAGACGAACAAGCCGAGCGCCAGTCGTGCGGCGCTGCAGGAGTATGTGGGCGATCATAGGATTATCGCGGATTATCTGCGCTGGAAGAAAGTAGAGAAGCGGCGGCAGATGGCCGAGACGTTGTTAAAGAATGTGGCTAACGATGGGTATATTCGCGCCAGCTATTTGCAGATGGGGGCTGATACGGGGCGTATGTCGTGCATGTCGCCGAATCTCCAGCAGATTCCTAGGGATCAGCGGTTTAGAGCTTGTGTGCAGGCTCCAGCGGGGTGGAAGTTTGTGGTGGCGGACTTCGCACAAATGGAGCTGCGGCTGGCGGCGGCAGAAGCTCAAGATGAGCTTATGACTCGGGCGTTCCAGGAGGGGAAAGACTTGCATACGATTACAGCGATGCAGATTTATGGGGTTAGTGAGGATGAAGTTACAAAAGAACAGAGGCAAATTAGTAAATCAGCCAACTTCGGATTGTTGTATGGAAGCGGTGCAAAAGGGCTCAGGAATTATGCGGCAACAATGGGAATCCAGATGGATCTTGATGAGGCGGCGGAAGTCAGGCAGAAGTTCCATGCTGCATATAAAGGGATCAGCAAATGGCAGCGTACAAATGCTGCACTTGCTGATGCGCCTGCGAAGAATCCATCTGTCGCCATCCGTGTTTCGGGGCTCCGGCGGTTTCTTCCGGGAGAGAATAACAAGCTCACCACGCGCTGTAATACTCCCATTCAGGGAGCTGGCGCAGCCGTGCTCAAACTTACGCTCAGCAAGCTGTGGCCTGCCCTTAGATCCGACACAGAAGAAGTTGTGCGCTTGGCCGGCGTGGTGCATGACGAAATCATTTTGCTCGTCGTAGAGGAACACGCGGAGGTCTGGGCGCACCAGCTCCAGGCGGTAATGCAGGATGCAGAGGCTCGGTGGTTGGGGGAGATTCCGCCGCTGGCTGAGGCTAAGGTCGGGGATAGCTGGGATCAGGCCAAGTAATGAGGCAGGACTTCGAGTATCGGGTCAGGATGTATCGGCTTCATGGGCCGATGCTCGATGTCTTTGTCGTGGCGCCGGATGCGTTCCAGGCGCACCAGCAGGCACGGAAGGAGTATCCGGGGTGTGCGGTTCAGTCGATCATGCGAGTCTCAGAGTTGGATTCATGAGTCGCAGCCGCACGGGAAGGGAGCTGGTGATGGAGTGGCTCCAGCGGGAAATTCGGCTGGCGAAGACGGCGGATTTGCAGAGGGCGGCGGCTTTTTTGGAGTGGGCGCGGGCGGTTAGGAAGGGGTGCTCCAAGCAGAGGGGTGGGGCGCGGGTGGCGCAGTCGAATGCGTGGAGGAAAAGGGTGGATGAGGATGTGCGCTGGTAGGTCTAGTGTGTCGCAGTATGCTATTGTGTAGGAGATTAGATACGGGATCATGCCGCTGCGTCACGGACAGAAGGTGTACTGCCAGCTGCTGTTGGACATGCACAGATACAAGCTGGCCGAGGAACTGGCGGCACGAGAAGGGAAGAAAGTGACGGGGATGTTGCGGGAAATGGTGTACGCGGCGCTGGAGAAAAGCCTGCCAGCATCGGACTACAAAGCAGCAGAGGCGGCTGATAAGGCGTCGTGGGCGGAGTCGGTGCAGCGAAGGGTGCAGGGAAGAATGCGCTCGAAGCAGCAGCCAGGTGTGTCAGAAATTGACGCATGAGTCCCAGTCAGATTTCTTCATAGTCTGGCTGGTTGGGCAGGAGGGGTAGTAGGGTTACACAGTAACCTGCTTTTTTGATTGTGACGCGCTACGTGGTGATGACCGGGGACCGCTGGGTTACGGCGGTTTACGGGCCGGGGAATGGTGTGGGGTTTACGCAGACCAAGGAGGATGCGTCGAGCTGGGTCACGTATGAGTGTGCGGTGGCGGCGGCCAAGGTTGTGATGCGCCAGGTGGATACGCCGGTGTTTGTCCACAGTGTTGAGGAGCCTGCGTTTCCGAGGTCGTGGAACTGATGGAGTTTTACGAGGTGCAGGTTTGGCTGGCGGGACGTGGGGCGCTGCGCCAGCTGGTTAAGGCGACGTCGCTGGATCACGCGCTGGTGGTTGCGCGGTGCAAGTATCCGGGGAGTCAGGTGGATGTGCCGCCGCCTGTGGCGGGGAAGCCTGCCCTGGTGCGGTCGCACACCAGTCCTAGCCTTGCGGCGAACGCACGATTAAAGGCCGCAAAGGCGAAGCGCATGAAGAAACCGGCGGCGTGGGCCCAGAAAGCGTGGGCGCGTGTGCAAGCTGACCAGGCCAGGACCGATCTGTTGGAGCGCCTGTATCTGGAGGATTCGCGGGATAAGCCTGGGCATCCGCTGCACGGGTGTTACACCGGGTTGTACCAGCAGATGGTGGAGCGCACTAGCGCAGAGCCGGTCTAGGCAGAATCGCGGTCGAGGCCGAACTGGTCCGTTAGGTTGTTCGCGGCTTCGCGGATGGCCCAGCGGGCTTTTGTTTGCTCCAGTTGGTGGAGGGTGTTCAGGATGAGGGCGGCTTCGAGGAGGCCCCGGTAGTCGCCGGAGTTGAAGCGGTCCACCAGCCACCTGTCGGTGGAGGCTTTGTGGAATTGGGACTCGACGCTGTGCTCGATCGGGTTCATCGTTACTTGGGGCGGATTTTCATGAACCAGCCGGTGTCGTTGCCGTCGACGAGCCAGCGAGGCAGCCAGTTCTTGCGGGAGTATGCCACGTTTGCACCGCCCTTATGGCTGACATACCCGCCCTGAACAAGATTCGCTTCGCCGTTCGGATCGCAGTGAATAAAGTGCGTTGGGGTGAACCCCACAACGACGCTCCAATGGCCCGTACCACCAGGCTTTGATACGTGGTTCTTGTGTAGCCAGCCGACCGGCACAGGGTTGCCGTTGGTGATTTCGTGTTCTAGGTCTTCGGCGGTGCCGTCCATCTCAAAGGTGGCAGTGAGGCCCAGGGCTTTGAGGGTAGCGACTTGGGCTTTTGGATCTGTGGTATCGCCAAAACGAGCGCGTAGGCGATTGTATTCGTAGTCGCCCGAGATTTTTCCGTAGTAGCGGGCCACCATGGCACAGCTAGAACTAAAGCACTGGCGATAACCAGTGGCGCCATCGTCAGGGCCTAGCTGGTATTCGTAAGGGACTTTGAGGATTTTTTCCTGTGGTTTGATGGCCGGATTAGTTCCAGCATGTTGATCCATCAGAGCAATCAGTTTGCCCGCGTAGTTGGGATCGGTTGCGTAGCCTTCTTTGATCAACCACTTGGCGGCTTCTTCGCGGCTATTTGCGTTATTGCAACCTTTGTATTGTTTGTAGTCTTTGTACCAGTGGTCTACGAGGTAGATGACGCAGGAGAGAAGATCGGGGAAGTCAATGAAGTTGTCGGTAATA